ACTTCCCAGACAGATGGGTAACTAAATCGAGCAACAACGCTGACGGCTCTGGATCTTTTGGAAGAAAAGCACAGAGAAAAGTGATCGTTGAACAGATCAAATCTGAGATAGACACTAACCAAGCAATCAGAGAAGACCAAAGAGGCTTCAATGTTATTGCTTGTCCAGGTTACCCGGAAGCGATCGCAAACATGATCGGATTAAACACAGACAGAAACAACACTGCATTTGTAGTAGGTGACACTCCAATGAGATTAGAGGGCACATCAACTAAAATACAAGATTGGGCTAACAACTCTGCCGGAGCACTAGACAATGGTGAAGACGGACTTGTAAGTGCAAGTGATTACTTAGGTGTGTTTTATCCATCGGGTTCAACAACTGACAACACAGGTAAATCGATTGTTGTTCCACCATCACACATGATGATGAGAACACTAGCAAACAATGATAACATCGCTTTCCCATGGTTCGCACCATCAGGAACAAGAAGAGGTGTTGTTGATAACGCTACATCAGTTGGTTACATTGACATATCGTCAGGAGAGTTTGAAACAATATCTGTTACGGAGTCAGTGAGAGATTCAATGCATGAAGTTAAAGTAAACCCAATTACGTTCTTTTCAGGAGCAGGGATTGTTAACTTCGGTAACTTGACTAAGACATCAGCAAGTTCGGCGTTAGACAGAATAAACGTTTCTAGATTAGCAGTGTATCTAAGATCACAACTAGATTCAATTGCTAAACCATTCATTTTTGAACCAAACGATGAATTAACAAGAAACGAAATCAAAGGTGCAGTAGAGTCATTCTTGTTAGAACTAGTTGGTCAAAGAGCATTGTATGACTTCCTAGTAGTATGTGACGACACAAACAACACACCTACAAGGATTGATAGAAACGAATTGTATGTAGATATAGCAATTGAACCGATCAAATCAGTTGAGTTCATTTACATACCATTAAGAATCAAAAACACAGGAGAAATTGCAAAATTAGGGAACTAATTTTCGATAAATAGGAGAAACACATGGCAATATCAACATTATCAAAATTTACAGTACCTTTAGCAAACGATCAGAGTAGTGCATCACAAGGCTTGTTGATGCCGAAACTACAATATCGTTTTAGAGCGATCCTGGAAAATTTTGGAGTATCAACACCGAGATCAGAACTTACAAAACAAGTGATGGACATAACGAGACCGAATCTGACTTTTGAAACAGTGACACTAGATGTATACAACTCAAAAGTTTACACTGCTGGTAAACACAGTTGGGAACCGATCACAATCACTTTAAGAGATGACGTTAACAACTCAGTAACGAAACTTGTTGGCGAACAAATACAGAAACAATTTGATTTCTTTGAACAAAGTTCAGCGGCATCAGGTATTGATTACAAATTTACAGGCAGAATTGAGATGTTAGACGGTGGTAACGGAGCAAGTGCACCAAATGTATTAGAAACATTTGAGTTATATGGTGCATATATTGAGAACGTTAACTACAACTCATTAGCATACCAAACTTCAGAGCCGGCTACTATCACAATGTTAATTAGATATGACAATGCTATTCAAACTCCACAAGGAACAGGAATTGGAACAGCAGTTGCGAGAACAATTGGTACATTAAGTACTGGTGGTGGACAGTAATAGACAAGATTAAGTTAGCAATTATAACAGAAAAAGCGTCTTTATAGGCGCTTTTTTTGTGACTATAAATAACAGTATGCCAAAGATAAACGATCTCTTACAAGGATTCCAAGATAACCTTCCAGGTATGAAGGACTACAGACACGCATCTAGATTGTATATTGATAACAACTATCAATTGATGCCAAAACAGAAGTTTCTGTTCCATGTAGTTTTTGACCTAGACGAATCTCAACACATGGGAGCATTCAGTCCTCAGGAAAGATACGAACTCAACATGTTGGTCAAGGCCTGTGATTTACCTAAGTATAATTTAAGTTATGAGGAAAAAACTCAGTACAACAAAAAAATGTACAATGCAACTAGAATCGCTTATGACCCTGTCAACATAACATTCCATGATGACCACGCAGACACTGTCAATGCTTTCTGGAAGAAATATTACGAATATCATATAGCAGATTCAATATCAATGAACTCTGACACGGTTATAGCCGGTACTAAAGATAATGCATACGACGGTATTGAGTCTGTAAGAACTAACAAGTTTGGTATGGACACGCCTAAGCAAAGAAAAGCACCATACCTTAGGGGCATACAGATATTTGTCCTACACAAACAGAGATTTACTTCAATGACTTTGGTCAACCCTGTTATAGGATCTTTCGCACATGATAACCTAGATCAAGCAGACGGTCGAGGTATTTTATCAAACACAATGCAGGTACTATATGAAACGGTGATTTACAAATCAGGCATAATCAACAAAAATGCTGTTCCTGGGTTTGCAACAGTTAGGTATGACAACGAACCGTCACCACTTACTGTACTAGGTGGCGGCACAAATTCAATATTTGGACCGGGTGGTGTAGTAGACGGAATAGGATCAGTGATGAGAAATGTTCAAAACGGTAACATACTAGGAGCCATTCTATCAGCATCAAACACCTACAACAATGCTAAAAAAATAAAGAAGAAAGATGTCAAAGCAGAACTGAAAGGTATTGCAAAAAAAGGTATCTTAGAAGTTGGCAAACAGGCAGGAACCATAGACAATCCTATAGGAGCATTTTCTGTTGGTGCTGTGGTGGCCGCTGGAACTCTTATTGCCAGTGCTAAAGGCACTCCTGACAACAAAACAAATCAAAACAACACGATGGTTACAACTCTACCGGGTCTAGATACTGTAAATTTCCTAGGACCGGATGAGGTGTTCAAACTTGTATCCAAAGACAGTGCGACCAAAAACGAGATAGCGGCAAGCCTATACTATAAAGACATTGGCTCAAGGAAAGGACTTACTCCTGCTGAATCAAATATTGAGTATGAGGCCGCTTCAGACAGTATTAAGAATGTGTATACCAGCAAGGCCATAACCGACGTTAGGAAATTGGTCACAGAAGGATATATAAAAGTGTCGAGACAATCACAAGATGTTGAGATAGCAACAGAGAAAGCATCATTATAATGGCAGAGTTTTACACTAACTTACCACCTAAGGATAAAGACAGACTACAAAAGTCGATAGATAAATTAACGACCGATAACTACCAATCGGAATATCAGTTCAACGTTGGAGAGTATGACAGCACTGTGGCTTTTTTTGTTAAGAGAGGATTCACCAGAACGTCTGCAGAGTCCACAGCATATGTGATCCTTACACAGGCAAAGATAGACAACATCAAACCACAAGAGATATTAGACCAATTGGTCAAAGCAAAGCCATCTTTGCTTTCAGAACTGATAACCATAATATTAAATGCCAACAGATACAAGTCTAGCAGATTAGGTGTCAGGCAAACACTCACAACAAAAGAGACTGTATCTAGAAACATCATAGACTAATGTTACCTAGATTCGCAAGAGGTAAGTTCTCTCCAAAGAACAGCGAGAAATATGTTGGCACAAAAACTCCAACATACAGAAGCAGTTGGGAACACGCATTCATGAGACTGTGTGATGAACATCCTAACGTGTACCAGTGGGCAAGTGAATCAATCAAAATCCCATACAGGCATCCTTTCACAGGAAAGTACACAGTATACGTTCCGGATTTTTTCATTGTGTATCAAGACAAGGAAGGTCGCAAACATGCAGAGATGGTTGAAGTAAAACCCATGAGCCAGACCAGCATGGAGTCTGCAGGTAAAAGTCAAGCAAAGAAAAAACAGGTTGTGATAAACATGGCCAAATGGGAGGCCGCGAATGCGTTCGCAAAGCAAAGAAAAATTAGATTTAGGGTAGTGTCAGAAGAACAACTATTCCACAACGGCAAACGTAAGTAAATACGACGATGACAAAAAAGTTAGAAGATATTCTTAATTTACCAAATGTTAAGGAAGCGTTCAAAGAGGTAGATAAAAAAGAACAGGCAAGGGCCAACAGGGATCAAACTAAAAGTGTGATGAAAAATGTTGATCCTGAAACAGCAAAGAACCTACAGAAAAGTTATGCGGAATTTGACAAGATTGCGGCCGCACTACCACAGGTAAAAGGACTGGGTGAACTATCAGATCTAGAACTAGACAAACTGGCCATAGAGTCTGAAGAGAGTTACAAGAACCTAATGGACCTGGGCATGAATGTTGATTCACGTTATTCTGGACGTATATTTGAGGTTGCAAGTAATTTCCTCAGAAACGCCATAGACGCAAAGGGCTCCAAGATAGACAAGAAGCTCAAAATGGTGGAATTACAGTTGAAGAAAATGAAACTGGACAAAGACGGCAATAAAGACGGTGGTCCTATAGAGGAAAGCGACGGTTTCGTCATATCTGACCGTAACGAATTGATGAAGAAACTACTGAAAAAAGACTAAATATTGCATATGAGCACGTTTAAAGACTATCTAACAGAATCAGCAAAGTCGTATGACTACAAAATAAAGGTAGCAGGCACGTTGGCAGACGATTTCGCTTCTAAACTAGAATCAGCACTTGCGAAGTTTGAAGTTGCAAACATGTCAGCAGGTAAGAAAACACCTATCATGACACTGCCGCTTGATTTTCCTGCCTTAAGCAATGAGCAGGTTACAATCTTTGACGTGACAACAAATTATCCAGCATCATCAAATGTTATGAAAGAATACCTTTCAGACATTTTGAGAGTTCCAGCAACTCATATGGTTGTGAGGAAACCAGGCGAACCTACAGAAGAATATCAAGATCAAATGCAAGTTGCTAAAAATTCAGAATACAAAAATAAATTATTAGATCTTGAAATGAAAGATGCACCAAAAGTCAAAGGTGAAGATTTCCATTCAACAAAAGCAAACATGGGATTGTTAAAAGAATTATTAAAAGACAGAGTGGAAAATAAAGAGAATCCAAAAGAAAAAGAAAATATTCAAACTAAAGAAACAGAAAGTACACCAAGTCCTTTCAGTAAATCAACTAACCCACACCCAGACCCAAAAAGGAAATAAGTTATGGAAATGATTGACGTATTACAAAGATTAAAAGAAATAGCAGAAAGCAAACCTGAATTGGTTAAAGATGCAGTGGAAAGTGTTGAAAAAACAAATCCTAAAGTCGACGAAAGTAGAATGAAAGACTACTTGCACGGCGAAGCAGAAAAAATGTCTAGAGATGAATTCTTAAAGAAACATGGTGAAAGCCTAAGAGGTTTCTACAACGCAATCAACGGTGACGAAGATGACGATGATGCTAGACCAGATTCTATGGAAGGCAAAGAAATGAAAAAAGAAACTGTAAAAGAAGCAATACAAATTAAAACAGATTCCCCAGAAGAAGCATCAATGATGATGCAGATTCTAAAACTAGCAGGTGTACAACAAGTGACACCAGGCATGATGGGTGCAGATGAACCTGAACATGGTTCAGACATGGATCCAGGTGCAATGAACAAGCAAATGGACACAGACGATGCCGCGGGTTCAATGGACATGGCTAGAATGAGAGATATTGTTAAAAATCCAGAAGACGAACAGAAAGAAGAAACATTTGCTAACTCTCCGGGAGACAGAGATAGAGACGAACCTAAAACAATGGACACCGACACTCTAGTTAACACTATATCAGGTGGCATGAACAGGCAGAAGAAAACTTATCCAAAAGTTGCTAGTGGTGACAACCCAATGGCGGCAGAAGACAAAATTACAGAAGAAGATCTTGCAAACAGTTTAAGAGACCAATACAACGCTTTCAAAGAAAGTTACAAGAAAGCGGCTAAAATGGAAGCAAAACCTGACTTCTTGGACATGGACAAAGATGGCGATAAAAAAGAACCAATGAAGAAAGCCATCAAAGACAAAGAAGCAAAGTAATACTTTTCTACCCCTTACCACAGCGTTAAATACTACACTATGGCGTATGTATCATTAGATAGCGACCAAATTAAAAAGGCGCACAAGAAACACAAATACACCAAAGAGCAAGTTGAACAACTTGAGAAGTGTATGGACCCGAAAACCGGACCTCTGTTCTTTATGAAAACTTTCATGAAGATACAACATCCAACAAAAGGTGAAATGAAGTTTCAACCATTTCCATATCAAGAAAGGTTAGTAGAGGCCTACAATGATCATAGATTCAGCATATCGATGTTGCCAAGACAGACAGGAAAGACTACCTGTGCATCGGGATACCTTATCTGGTATGCCATGTTCAAACCAGATTCACAGATACTAATCGCGGCACACAAATACGCAGGAGCATCGGACATCATGTCGAGGGTGCGTTATGCCTATGAGATGTTGCCTAGTTGGATCAAGGCAGGCGTTACACAATACAACAGGAACAGTATAGAGTTCGACAACGGTTCCAAGATAATGGCGACCACAACAACTGAAAATACAGGACGGGGTATGTCACTTACATTAATATATTGTGATGAGTTCGCATTCGTGCAACCACCAGAAAAAGCCAAAGAATTCTGGACTTCACTATCTCCAACACTATCAACTGGAGGTAAGTGTCTAATTACTTCAACACCAAACAGTGACGAAGATCAGTTCGCTATGATTTGGAAAGAAGCAAACAAAAGATTTGATGAATACGGAAACGACAAAGTAATAGGAACAAATGGTTTCTATGCCATGAAGGCACATTGGAATGAACACCCCGACAGAGATGAAGCGTGGGCGGAAGCAGAAAAAGCCAGAATAGGTGAAGAAAGATTCAGGAGGGAACACGAATGTGAATTCTTGATCTTTGACGAGACGCTTATATCAAGTTTAGTACTTGCAGACATGGAAGGTATTCCTCCGTTGGAAACAACAGGTCAAGTGCGTTGGTTCAAAAGGCCAACACCGGGACACACATACATGGTATCATTGGATCCTAGTATGGGAACGGGTGGAGACTTTGCCGCAATACAGGTGTTCGAGTTACCAACGTTTGAACAAATTGGCGAATGGCATCACAACCAAACTCCAATGAATCAACAAGTGAGAATACTGCAAGGTATCAACAAACATATACATGACACAATCATGGAGAAAGACGCAACAGCAACTCCACAGATATTCTATTCAATGGAAAATAATTCTATAGGTGAAGCCGCACTCATGAGGGTTATGGACATAGGTGAGGAAAACATAATGGGTATGTTTTTATCAGAACCAATTAGGAAAGGACACAGACGTAAGTTCAGAAGAGGATTCAACACAACCGCGAAACATAAAATTGATGCATGTACAAAATTCAAAGAGCTTGTGGAAAATGATAAAATGAAGATCAATTCGCAACTGCTTATTTCCGAGATGAAAGACTTTGTGGCGAGTGGCCTAAGTTACAAGGCAAAGCCGGGACAACACGATGACCTTGTTAGCTCATGTTTGCTTATGACACGTATGATGAAAGTTCTAGCAGATTTTGACCCTAAAATATTCGAAAAATGGACTGACAGGACAAGTGAGATAACTCCGATGCCCATATTTGGATCGTTCACAGGTTAATAAATACACTATATGAACCCAAAAAACTCAGTAGATTTATTCAACAAGATTAGGTCGCAGTTTTCAAACATACGTTTAGGTGACGAGAACGGTGCCGCTACGGCGGATCCGGCAAGTGCTGTATTCTTTGAATTTGAATTCCAGGAAGACGCAGACACGTTTGGAAGTGTGAGTGTTAGTCTAGCAGATGGTGAGAACATGAAAGTGTACTACAACAGGGATCTAGTGAACAAAATAGACGAGGACAGCAAGGACGAATGGTATGCTTTCCTTAAGGAGTTAAAAGACTTCGCTGTAGAGCACCAATTGAGGTTCGATGTTAGAGATATCACCAAAAACAACCTAACGAAGCAGGATTATGAAAATCTTGCAGATACGAACAAAACGGTAAATACTGACGAAATGTCGGAAGAACTAAACAGAATTACAAAATTAGCGGGTGTTGAAGTTAAAGAAGGTTTAACAGGCACAGCGAAACGTTCATACGAGAACCTAGACAAGACAAAATTAATAATCAGACACAAAGGCAAAGTTGACGAGACTGTGCCAGGTGCAAGATCAAGACAGATACAATCATTATACATCGAAAACGAAGACGGTGAAAGATTCAAATATCCACTTACACACCTAGCAGGTGCGAGAGCAATGATGAGACACGTTGCAAACGGTGGAAGACCACATGACGAGTTTGGACAGCACATTGTTTCAACTTCAGAAGACATCGCAAAATTAAATTCATTCTCAAGATATGTCACTAACAAAGATCAATTGAACGACAACGCAGGTGACATCATTGAACAGACAAAATTGAAACTAGAGAACCTAAGAGGTTACATGAAGAACCTTTCTAATCAAACGCACTACGAGAATGCAAGTAAGGATTTCAAAACATCAGAAGAACAAATACTAGACGACGAAACTGTAAACAAAATGAGAGAGAAGTTTACAATGACAAACCTAGACAGCAGAGTTGAAGATGCACTACCAATCATAAACAGAATAATGAGTGAATTGGAAAATGCACCTAAAGAAGAAGAACAAGTTAACGAACTAGAACCAGATGCAGAACCAATTGATGCACCGGTAGAACCACCGGTTGATCACGGTGCTGTTGTACAGAGTTTCTTGAACGACCCAGACAACAAACTAGTGTTGAGAAAAGATGATTCAGCAGACAAGATGTTGAAAGTAACAAACTTTACAGACAAGAACACAATGCTGAGTTCTATATTATCAGACATAGCATCAAGACTATTAACCAAATCAGGCGAGGAAGACAGGGTGGCAAACTTTGCTTCTAGAGTTGCAGATGAGATGGATCAAGAAAAATCAGCGGCATTCAAACCTAGTCCAGACTACATCAAGAACAAGAAGATCGCAGTACAGTTGGCAAAGAGATACATCGACGACTACAAGAAAATGCAGTCGGAGCCAGGCTACACGGATCAAGTGAGAATGGAACCAGGAGCGTTCGCACCTAAGAAAGATTTAAAAGGCAAAGCAAAAGAGACAGAAGCATTTGAAGGTTGGGTTGACTCAATGATCGACGAAGGCGGAATAAAGCCTTACGTGTCAATGAGCAGGGGCGAAGACGACGGTAAGATGATGTACAACGTTCTAGACAGAAATGAAAAAACAATATATTCATCAAAAGACGAGAAGGAAGCAACAGAATTTTTAAGAAAAAACTTTGACAGATTAAGAGCAGGCGAAATGGAAGTGGCCGAATATGCTAAAATGGGAAATTTTCCAAGAGATCCTGAGATAGCAAAAAAAGACAAAGAGAACGCAACTAAACTTGATGTAACAAAAGCAGACAAAAAAATGAACACAACTGCTTACCAAAGAATGAAGCAGGGTGATCCAAGATACTCAGACAAAACAAATGAGGGCAATCAGTTCGCACAGGCAGTACAGAAAGCCAAAGCGGCAGGCATGAAGGCAGGAGATAAGTTTAAAGTAGGTGATGAGGAATACACACTTAAAGATGCCATAGAGATGGCAGGCTTACAACTAGAAGAGTTCTTCTCAGAAGAAGATATGGAAGTTCCGGCAGAAGCACACGACGAAGCAGAAGCGATCAACACGGAACTGGACAGAATCAAGACTTTAGCCAACCTTTCATAATAAAAACTCCATATTACCAATAATAGTAGTAGACAACTGATAAATATAGTTGTATATTATGTACTATATGTCTAATATACACTTAGGCACAAACAACAAACATAGGCAAAATAGGAGGCTTACATTATGGCATCATTGGCTGAAATAAGGGCGAAACTAAAATCTCAAGAAGTGAATCGCTCCACTTCATCAACAGGCGGAGACAACGCCATCTACCCACACTGGAACATATCAGAAGGATCAGAAGCAGTAGTTAGGTTCTTACCAGATAAGGATACAAACAACACTTTTTTCTGGACTGAAAGAAACATGATCAAACTACCTTTCGCAGGTATCAAAGGTCAGACTGACTCAAGACCAGTAACGGTACAAGTACCATGCATGGAGATGTATGGAAAGACTTGTCCAGTGCTAACAGAAGTTAGACCATGGTTCAAAGACAAGAGCATGGAAGACATGGGCAGAAAATACTGGAAAAAGAAAAGTTACATTTTCCAAGGGTTTGTAACAACAAATCCACTAGCAGAAGACACACAACCTGAGAACCCAATCAGAAGATTTATCATTGGTCCTCAGATCTTTAACATCATTAGAAGTGCATTGATGGATCCAGAGATGGAAGAAATGCCAACTGATTATGTAAAAGGTGTTGACTTTAGAATTACTAAAACAACTAAAGGTGGATACGCTGACTACTCAACATCAAAATGGTCGAGAAGAGAACGTGCATTAGACGAGGCAGAGAGAGCCGCAATCGAAACACACGGGTTACACAACCTAGGCGACTTCAGACCAAAAGAACCATCAGAAGCAGAAGTTAAAATAATTGCAGAATTATTTGCTAAATCTGTAGAAGGTGAGGCTTATGATCTAGAGCAGTATGGACAGTACTTCAGGCCAGCAGGCATGGCTTACCAAGGTAAACCACAGGTGGCAGTGCCAACAGCATCGGCTCCGGCGGCAACGCCAGTGGCAGAAGCGGCACCGACTGCGGCTCCTGTAACTGAAAGTGCACCAGCACCACAACCAGCGGCGGCTACGGCTCCTGCAGGTGACAGTGCCAAGAGAGCAGAAGACATCTTGAAGTTGATTAGATCAAGACAAGCAAAATAATCTGACAAATGTTATACGAGATTGATGGTATACCCGCATTTCGTATAGACCTTTACAATAACTCTGTCGCCCACAAATGGAAAGAACTGATTCAAAACATTTATGTGGGCGACGGAGATGATATAGATCATAAAAGAACGTTTTTCAACTTTAGATCTAGAGATGAAATAAAGGAAATACTGTTAGATGCTGTTCAAAACATAAACACTTTTTTAAAAACGGAATTTATAAAAATACCAAAACAAATAGATTGGGATGATCAGAACTTATACAACATACTGCATATTGCATTTGAAAAACTATCAGGTGACTTCGACAATCCAACTAAACTAATAAAAATTGCACCCATGAATATTAAAGAAAATATTAGAGATTTGAATTTTTGTGTACATGCATTGGAACATGGTGCTGGTAGAAGTACACTACCTATACAATGGACAAAAGCAAGAACAACAATGCCACGAATTAAACTAACAGATGAGGAATATGATTTGGTGCAGTTTCACATGACAAAAAACGAAGTTTACCTTGCCTACAACGAACTAGGAAAAAGTTATATGGATCTTTGGCACGACGACTTACCAATCGATTATACTGCAACAAAAAACAATCATTATATCGGTGCTGATATTAAAATTGCCCTAGAGGACAATGAGAATATTTTTGAAGATGATTTTATAAGTTGGTGCAAGGACAACAAAATAGATCATTTAGAAAAGAAACACGGTATCGGTTTATTGCCAATTGGTAAAGTAGAGTCAACGAACATAGAACATTTGACAAAAGACAGTAAAGTGAATATAATAGTAGAAAGGAACTAAAAAAAATGACAAAAGTATTTGACGCAACAAAATTTAGAAAGAGTATTACAAAGTCTATACAAGGATTAGGTATAGGATTTAGTGATCCAACAGACTGGATATCAACAGGAAATTACGCATTAAACTATTTGATGACTAGTGATTTTAACAAAGGAATTCCATTAGGCAAAGTAACTGTACTTGCGGGAGAATCAGGTGCAGGCAAAAGTTACATAGCATCAGGAAACATTATCAAGAATGCACAGGATCAAGGTATATTCGTAATACTGATCGATACTGAAAACGCACTAGATGAACAATGGCTACAAGCATTAAAAGTAGACACATCAGAAGACAAACTTATGAAATTAAGTATGTCAATGGTTGATGACGTAGCAAAAACTGTTTCAGAGTTTATGAAAGGTTACAAAGATCAACACGCAGACAACAAAGAAGGTGCACCTAAAGTACTATTTGTAATAGACAGTTTGGGTATGTTACTAACACCAACAGATGTTAATCAGTTTGAAGCAGGTGAGATGAAAGGTGACTTGGGTAGAAAACCTAAGGCATTAACGGCACTTGTAAGAAACTGTGTTAATATGTTTGGAAGTTGGAACGTAGGACTTATAGCAACCAATCACACATACGCATCACAGGATATGTTTGATCCAGATGACAAGATATCGGGTGGACAAGGATTTATCTATGCATCAAGTATTGTCGTTGCAATGAAGAAATTAAAACTTAAAGAAGACGAAAAAGGGAACAAAGTCACAGACGTAAGAGGTATCAGAGCCGCTTGTAAAGTTATGAAGACAAGATACGCCAAACCTTTTGAAGGTGTGCAAGTAAAAATTCCTTACGATACAGGCATGGATCCATACAGTGGACTTGTAGACTTGTTTGAGAAAAAAGGTCTGCTTGTACAACAGGGCAACAGATTAAAATATGTTGATTCAAAAGGTAAAGAACACATAGAGTTCAGAAAAGCATGGGTCGGTGATAAATTAGATATGATAATGGGAGAGTTCAAAGAAACTGCACCTGCTGAAACAACCGAAGAAGAAAAAGAATAAATGATAGATTTTACGCACGAAGACATAGAACGACTATGGAGTTCTATTATACATTACGTCCCTGAAAGGCAAAAATTAGATATGGCCATTGACTTCATAAAAAGTTTAGAAGACATCGGCGTGGAACATGACGAAATAAAAGCATCAGCAGAATATGATCCTAAGTTGGAAGAAGCAATTAATACTGTTTTCGAAGATGACGAGGAAGAAGTATACGGTGATGAAGAATGATAAATTGGTATAACGAAGTAAGTAGGAACCTGGCAAAGATACCAGACTGCATAGCATATTTCGATAAAGAATTACTAGAGGCTAAGAAGCAGTGTAGAATATATGGCAATCTCGAAAGAGCCAGTGCCGCACTTCCTGGAATAGTAGAAGAAAGATTTAGTCAATTACAGCAACTCGAAGCAATACTAGAATACCTTAACATAGAGTTAAGAAGATTAAGATCAAAAACTTTTAGAAAATATTTGGAAAACTATAACAGAGCATTATCAAGCAGAGATGCAGAGAAGTATGTTGACGGCGAAGACGATGTCGTAGACATGGACAAGATTATAAATGACTTTGCATTGATGAGAAATCAATGGTTAGGCATCACCAAAGGTTTAGATCAAAAACAATGGCAGATAACAAATATTGTTAAGTTGAGAGTAGCGGGAATGGAAGATGCCGATATCAAATAGTAGAATAATTCTAACAGATGTGGACGGCGTACTGCTAGAATGGGAAAAGCATTTCACAGATTGGATGTTACAACGTTCATACTACAACGATAACGAAGAAAGAATATATCCATACAAACTATTGCCAAATAAAGAAAACACATACGAAATGGCAGAACGTTTTGGATTGACTATACCGGAAATACGAAAAGAGATAAGAGAATTCAATAAAAGTGCTTGGATGGCTACACAATGTCCAATGCCAGATTCACAAACATGGGTAAAATTATTGGCCGCAGAAGGTTGGACTTTTATTCCAATAACATCTCAGACTTCTGATATCCCGGCACAAACAGTAAGGAAAAAACGTTTAGGTGAATTATTTGGTGATCACATCTTTACAAATTACCATATTCTAGACACAGGGGCAGACAAAGATTCGGCGTTAGCGGAGTTTCACAACACCGGACTATATTGGGTCGAGGACAAGCCTAAGAACGCTGTAACCGGGCTCAAATACGGTTTAAAGACTATATTAATCGACCACCCATACAATCGAGACTTTGATCATCCTGAGATCACCAGAGTAAATAATTGGCAAGACATACATCGAATTGTATCAGGAAGAAAATGAAAATATACGTTGGACACGACAGCAGAGAAGATATAGCATACCAAGTCTGTGAACACAGTATTAAAAGAAGAGACCCGTCAGCAGAAGTCATTCCATTAAAACAGAAACAGATGAGAGATCAAGGACTGTATACACGGCCTGTAGATAAACTTGCATCGACTGAATTTACATTCACAAGATTTTTTGTACCATACCTAAATGATTTCAAAGGGTGGGCGGTATTTTGTGACTGTGATTTTCTTTGGAAAGTTCCAAGTCATGAACTTGTAAAATATTGTGATAGTTCTAAAGCAGTGGTTTGTGTACAGCATGATTACACACCAAAAGAGACAACGAAGATGGACGGACAAACACAAACAGTATATCCAAGAAAAAACTGGAGCAGTATGGTACTTTGGAACTGCGAACATCCTAAAAATAAGATATTAACTCCAGAATTACTGAACGAAGAGTCACCAAAATTCCTACACAGGTTCAGTTGGTTAGAAGATAACGAAATAGGATCCTTGCCATTAGAATACAACTGGTTGGTGGGTTGGTATAAGGAGCCTAGAGATGGCTCGCCAAAAATACTGCACTACACAGAAGGTGGTCCATGGTTTGATGGGTATCGTGACTGTGAGTATGGTGACGACTGGAAAAAAGAACTAATAAATCTTTTTAGTTCGTAAAATTAAAATATATTTTATCTATCTGATCAACATTTTCTTTCTGTTCGATCACTTCACTGTTATTGAATCCTAGTTGAAACATGTACTCATCCATCTCATTTTCTGAAGGCATCTCAGGGAACTTTTGATCTTTGTGTACATTAACTTCTTGTATTACATATTTGGCACGAGAGAATATATCTGGAGCACCATTCATTATCATGATTTCTGCACCTTGGACGTCCTGTTTGATCAAATCAAATTGTGCGTCCTTACCAACCAATTGATCCAAAGTTTGCATCTGTCTGATCTCATAGTCTTTGAAAATACCAAACACTGTCGATCCTTTTGTGTACGTGACCTTCTTTTTGCTTCCCTTGTTTATTTCACGTAGATACATTTTTATTTCTTTATTGCTATCACCAAGCACAGCGATGTGACAGTTATGGGCAATTTCTTTTAAATGCTTCTCATATTTTGGACCTGCTTCTATGCAAGTATATTCTGCGTCGGGCCATATTGATTTTACATTTTTAGTCCAGATGCCTATGTTTGCACCTATATCCAAAATTTTTGTCGGTGAGAAACTGTGTTCTGCTTTGATTTTTTTTAAATGTTCGTACATCATGCTTTAGTGTATACAATGTCTGGCCAGGATTTTATCAATATTTTGAATCCTAGAGATTTCAAATGTTCCTTTATGTCTTTTTTACTACTGCCATATCTTTCACTGTTTCCGTTCAGTTCAATCATCAGGTATTCAACGTTATCTAAAGTTCTTGCCGCACCCTTGAGTACTTCCATTTCTAAGCCTTCGACATCTATCTTAATAAAATCTACATCCTTGTATCCTAAGGAATCTAATTTGTTTATTTTTGTTTCACCTTTTTCTAGCAACACTCTGGTGTTCTGGGTGGCACTTTCTTCTGTTAATTTTACAAACCCATCTTCGTTGCCTACTGCCTGGTTATATGATTCCACATGACTGCATGGAGTTATATTCCTTGCAAGACATCCATAATGTAAGTTGTTAGGTTCATAGCAATGAATATTTTTTGCATACTGTTGCATAGATAACGTCCAAGTACCGCACCATGCTCCTATATCAACTATATGATTAAATTTCTTGTCGTTTGTTTTGCACCACTCTATCAATTTGTCAAGACAGGTATCCTGCATATAAGGGTGACCTTTTTCACGCCATTGTTCTATCTGTGCATCATTTGATGGCACCCATAAACCACCAGATAGTTGTTCTATACTCATAGCAGACCTTTGTCCATTAATATTTCCACTGCTTTTCCGTTGGCAATTTCTTCAGGTGTAAACTGCTGATATGCCAGACTATAAAGCCAATCCTCACAGCCAACAAAATAAGGATTTTCAATATCTGAAAGTTCTTGTCCTCCTACTTCTTTAGCAAAACTTTTTTCATCACATATTACAGGTATGCCCATGCACTGTGCTTCAACAGCCGCGATGGAACAACTTGTTACACACACCCAAGCATCTTTAAGGTCCTCGGATAATGGAACTGTTGCCTCACTTGGTCCTGATGTTCCCCTACCACGTGGTTTGTGTCGAATTTTTATTGGCCTGTCTGTGTATCGTTTGATCTGCTCCACAATTTCATTCGTCCAGTTTGGTTTGTCTAGATAATCATGTATACCGGCCGAACTAGGACATACCAATACATAACTGCCTTTGAAGTCAGGTGCTTTAATTTTAATTCCAAATTTATCAAACCTATCAGATTTACACATCTTAATGTACGGCGCATGAATTTTATTTTTACAAATACGCCAATAATGATTGTCAGGTTTCAGATTGTTGTTGTCAAATCTTCCAAAGTACGGTGTATCTGTGAACCAAAACTGATGCTTACGTGCTTCAAGTTTTTTGACCATTGCTTTGTTGTTCCCAACGAATCCCCAGAACATGCTGTTTGCTACAGGTTCTATTTCCGTTTGATTGTTTAACAGTTTAGTTTGTTCCGGCCAGGACTTCTGTACACCGTCAAACACTTCATATGCCTTGCTGTTCTTGTTATTAAATGGTGCGTAAATTGTTAGCATCTATGAATTCCATAAGTTGTTCGGCCCATTGTTTGTGTCCATCTGCCGACGGATGAGGATCGTGTGGGCTCACTACTAATTTTTTATCAGAAACGAATTCAAGGTGGCTCACCTTTGGACTGAAAAATCTATCCATGTTGATCGCATTTCTGATCACATGGAAGTCCTCTGTGCCGTTTCCAAAATCGTTAGGCAGAGAGTTGTACATGACATAAGGTATTCGCTTCCGTTCAAAATAGTTCTGTAAGTCAAAAACATTATCAAGGAAATTCATAGTGAGATTGTTTTCTATATCCCACCCCTTATTACTTCGTATAAAACTCACATTATCTAATGTCTTCCAGGTCCTCCAAGTAAGATCCGTGCCTGGTATACGTCCTTTTTTCCACCCGTCGTCTGTGATGTAATCGTTCCTGACTGCACTAGACCAACCTATAACGGCAAAAATATCTTTGTCCTTGTTTTGTTCTACCCAAACTTTAGTGGAGAATCCTATCCTTGTGTTACCCCTGCCTCCCATGGCCAAGTTTGCTAGATCCATGCCATAATTTTCCGCAATTACCTTTGTGGTAAATGTTTCCACACCGTCTTTTGGTCTGGGCGTTAAAAAACTACATCCATTTGAAAATAATATCATGATCGTGTATTATAACATAATTATTAATAAAATGTCAGTAAAAAATATAAACTCCCTGAAGTATTTCCTTGATAGATGGGAAATGGTTGACCCTGAGTACAACTACACAGTGCCTTACCACGAATCGATAGACCCACACTTTACAAGTTTACCAACTTTCGTAGCAGAGTTCCATGAATGCAAGGTCCATACCTGTCCTTTACTAGTGACCAGAGAAAATAAAATGATAACTGAATATGTATGGTCGCTGACACATCAGAGCAAACGCAAACCTCAAAAGACACATTCACTCTGGAAGGAATGGGGAGACAACATGTCTGTCGAACTGCCACCAGTGAAGGAAAGTTTCAACGAAACTAATACCTACGTTTGGTTGCCAATAGATGAAGGAAGTGGGAAGAACCCGTGGCACATATGGATAGATGTGATATCTAAATTCAGACTGTTGGAAAAAAGATGGTCAACGAATTTTAATAGATACTGTTTCATAATGGCAAACCACAGTACATATTTTGAGAAAGTTTGCAAAGCACTTTTTCCTGACGTGAAGATAGTGACAATGCCCAAGGGAGAAACATGGCAGTTCAAACACCTGCTAGTGCCAAGCATGAGTAATTCGAAGGATGGCGTCATTGTTCCGCCGTTGGCTCCATGGCTACGACACTTCAAAGGTTTGAAAAATCTTAAAGGGGTGAAGCCACATAGGAAAATAGTAGTGCTGAGGCCTGGAGCAAAGACCAGGAAACTAGTGAACTCCGATGAATTATTATTAAAATTAAAAGGTTGGGAGACTGTTGCTTTAGAAAATATGCCAATACGAAACCAAATGAAAACCTTTGCAGAAGCATCACATATACTTGCGGCTCACGGAGCAGGATTAGTTAACTTGCTATGGTGCCAACCAGGAACAAAAGTCATAGAGATACAAGATAAAAATATGATACATAAAAAGGTATATCCTTTGTTATCACATAATTTAGATCTAGAGCATAAGTTATATTTGGCAGATGTAGAACCAATTCCTTTAAAGAATGGCTCTAAGCCTAAAGGAATAAAACGTTTCAGTGACATGATCAACTTCAAAATTAATATCCCAGAAATAATGGAGCACCTAGAATGAGCAATTCAGTACTACAGAAAAAACCAACGTTGGTGTTAGAACCGTATCCACATTTCGTAATCGAGGATGCACTTCCACAAGATATCTATGACAGTCTCGAAAGGGAATGGCCAAAGGATCAACTGTTGGCAACCGAACCTTTTGACTCGGGTATTTGTCACAGACTCAAAGCAGATGAAATGTTGAAGCCAGGAAAGGTTTCCAATGCATGGAAAGAATTCACGGAATATCATACTTCGTCTTCTTTCTACAAGGAAATGCAAGAAGCATTTGGTGGACTTGTACCACACATAGAAAATTTAGAGAATACCTTGAGTCCGAGAGGATGGGACAAAGGTGACGACTGGATTGGCACAGACTGTCAGACTGTCATGCACAAACCTATTGACTTTAGTTCGAGAACCCCACACATAGACAACCCTAGAGAAATTTACGCGGCGTTACTTTACATGCCTTACAAGGATGACCAAAGCACAGGAGGTGAGTTTCAAATACACAAGACTGATGCTGACATACAAGAAGTTAATAAAAATGGTGGTAGAGCCGTTGGCGACAAGGCGGGTGAAATAGTCAAGACAGTACCATATAAACCTAACACTCTAGTTGCATTTTGTAATAACTCAACGAAGTGTATACACAGTGTATCCGCTAGACAAAATGCTATGCTACATAGAAGAAGTGTTAATATCATTGCTGAATTCAACAGAGCCGCCAAGCGTAAAATGTTTGAAGTAAAGGAAAACAGAAGATAATGCTGTCAGGCATACACACTACCAAACCAAGGACACAACGATATATAGATGCTTTTGTCAGAGGAGCAGGACAAGGAAAAATTTATCATTTCCGTGAATTAAAACAACTGCCCAAAGAACAGTTGACCATGTACGGAATTCTCGCGGGCTCGGGCGAAATATACAAACAGTGTGAGAAGGAAAATAAAGATTTCTACTTTATGGACCATGGCTACTTTACTAATGCTCATGTTACACCACACTGGTTAAGGATAACAAAAAACAAACACTGTCAAAACATATTGCAACAAAGGCCCTCGGATCGTTATGAGAAAAATTTTAAGCAAGACATGAAGCCATGGAAAAAAGGAAAAAAAGTTCTAGTATTACCCCCAACAAATGCAATAGGAAATTTTTTTAATACAACAGACTGGTTAGATAAAACTATTAAAACATTAAAAGAAAACACAGATAGAGAAATTGACATCAGAGAAAAACCTTACAATCCTATCGTTGCTAAAGACCATGTAGGTGCCACTGTTAAGATTGAAACTAAGACTGTGCATAAAAGCGAAATAAATTGGAATGATTATCATGCGATGGTTACGTACAATTCCAACACTATGGTTGCCAGTTTGACCAATGGCGTTCCTGTATTCTGTGATCCTGTCAATAGTGCGGCCGCACCCATTTCAGAAACAGATTTCAGCAAGATTGAGACCCCAATATACGGCGACAGAGTTGCATTATTTTCAAGTTTAGCATATAATAATTGGACACTTAAAGAAATGGCAGACGGCACTGCTTGGAGAATGCTCAATGAAGGTTGAAATATTTAGAAGGACGGTAAAGGATCGTAAGCGGGGAAACAGTTATGATCTCTTGTATCACTTGAAAGAAGGCATAGAGGCCTCGGGTGACGAAGCAGTCATAGTGAATGAACACATGACCGGGCCAACTGTGGAGGGTGAGATGATCCCAACTGCCTCAATGGCGGCCATGTTCGGTTACGGCGGAGATAGGCAGATGCACCACACAAAAGGAAGACGAAGAGAACTTGCAAACAACTGCAGAGCAAAAAAGATTCCGTTGATAACATTTGATGGCGGACTGCTGTCAAGTTTTGGAAACGTATCAACATCTCCGGACCACCACTTCAGGGTGTCATTGTACACGCCAATGAATGACGGTGACTTCTTATCAGATAACAGTCCTAGTGATAGATGGGAAATGATGGTTAAAAAATTTAAAGTGAAGTATGAGCCATGGAGAAAGTCAAATCAAGATGATCCTATCTTATTTGGACTACAACCAAAGGACAACTGGAGTATGAACGAAATGGATCCTATCGAGTGGTTCAATGGAGTGTATGAAAAACTGAGACCTATAACAGATAGAAAATTTATTGTGAGGCCACATCCAAACAATGTTGCAAATATTGATGGACGAAGTGCAGAACTGCCCGATGATGTAGAAATACAGTTCACACAAAAACACTTTGCAGGAGATGAGAAAAAGCACTATAGATTTCATTTCCAAGAGGCTTTAAATAATTGCCATGCTTTTGTTACTCACAATTCTACTGCCAGTGTCGATTCCTGCATTCGTGGAATCCCTACCTTTGTTACCTCGGATCTTGCACTCTGTTGGCCTGTAGCGAACACAAATCTCAACAACATAGAAACTCCTGAATATCCTGATAGGACACAATGGGTCAACGACCTCGGATACAAGATGTGGAGCATTCAAGAAATAAAAGACGGCACAGTCTATAAAAGATTTAAACAAAGGTTAGGCCTATAATGAAAACACTGACAGTGATCACCACGTTTCCTCCCAATAGATGGAATGCGTATGCTAGGAGAATGTTGCAAAGTCATATTGATTTTTGGCCTGACGACGTGATTATACATGCATACCACGAAGGAGATAAACCAAACTTTGAGCACAAAAAAATAAAATACATCAACATAGAAGAAGCGAATCCAGAACTGGTCAAATTCAAACAAAGGCACAAGGACGATCCTGTTGCTAACGGTGAGGTGACCGAGATAGCCGGGGGCGTGAGAAGAGATCCTAATGCCGGAAAAAATGATCGTGGCAAAGGTTCGTACCTATGGGACGCTGTTAGATTCGCCCATAAAACTTTTGCTGTTGACCATGCTATCAAGAATGCCAGCACAGACTATGTGCTGTGGCTAGATGCTGACACATATACATTTAGACCAATCACAAAAGAGTTTGTTGTGGGACTTTTACCCGAAACAAAACTTGTTAACTTTTTAGGACGTGGAGAAAAATACCCGGAGTGTGGATGGGTATGCTACAATACAAAACATCCTAAAGCAGATCAATTCATGAAATACTGGACAGATATGTATATCAACGATACAATATTTCAAGAACTGGAATGGCATGACAGTTATCTGTTCTGGCAGTGTATAAAACGTATTGCCCCTGATGACGGAGAAGATATAGGAAAAGGTGCAGGTGCCAAAGGGCATCACGTATTCATTAACAGTGTATTAGGTGCATACATCGATCACATGAAAGGTAAGAGAAAAGTCAAAGGTAAAAGTAGTAAAAGTGATTTGCGTGGTGACAGGAACGAGTCATACTGGCAAAATGTAGAATCCTATGATCCCTTTGGTGGTATAAAGTTTGACCCTAAACAAGCAGATGACATAGTAAGCAAAGTGGCAAAAGGAAAGCAAGGAAACTAATGAGATTAGAAGTATGGACAGAGTATGGTCCACTGAATTCAAAACCTATATTCGACGCTTTCGTTAAAAGTCTCAAAGACGCCGGTGATACTGTATATCTAAATAAATCGGCCAATGCCGACGTGGCGGTGATATGGAGTGTACTCTGGCGTGGCAGGATGGAACAATACAAAAGAATCTGGAACGACTACAGGAGCAGAGGCAAGCCAGTAATAGTATTAGAAGTAGGAGGACTGAGAAGAAACGAAAGTTTTAAAATAGGAATAAACGGTATTAACAGAGATGCAGATTTTGCCAACCAACAGTTCGACGACAAACGTTGGCCACTTTTCAAACACACACTAAAACAATGGAATCCAACAGGAGACATGATCGTCATATGTGGACAACACGATGCGTCAGAACAATGGAAAGGACTTCCTAGAATGGAGAAGTGGATAAAACAGCAGATACAAGAAATCAGAAAGTACACCACAAGACCGATACTAGTAAGACCACACCCAAGAAACACGATACAGTTTAAGGAAAGTGATTTTGAAAATGTAAAAGTGAGGATGCCTAAGAGAGATTTTAGGACATACGACGACACAGACTTCAAGGTGACTTTGGAACGCACATGGGCCGTTGTTAACCACAGTTCTAACCCTGCAATGGAGGCCGTCATCAGAGGTATACCTGTCTTTGTTTCCGAATCGAGTCTGTGCCATGATGTCGGTAACATCAAACTAGCAGACATAAACACACCGGCCATGCCTAGCAGATTGAACTGGGCAAACTGGTTGAGTTACACAGAATGGTTCAAAGACGAGATAGAGGCAGGCCTGCCATGGGCTAGGATAAAGAAAAGACTAGAGGAGAAATATCTTAAATGAAGACTATAACATTATCTGGAAAACCTGAAGTCAAACCCATAGAATGGAAACCCTATGAGGGAGAGGAAGTTTGTATTAATACAATCATCAGAAAAGGCAAACGTACACGAGAGATGAAATTCTTCGAAGACAAAGTCAAGGCAGTACCTCGAGGCAATGCCTATTGCATAGGTAACGGACCATCACGTAAAGATTTTGATCTTAACAGTCTCAAAGCAACAGGACAGACATATGGGTGTAATGCATTGTACAGAGACTTCATGCCTGATTTTATTTTTTCTGTAGACACCAAGATGTCAGTGAAAATGTGTGAGGACGAAGTGGGCCTGAAGACTATACACTATGCACCGGCACTGGAAGTCAACAGGAAACAGAACAAAGGTATGTTGCATCTCATTCCTAATAACCCACACTGGATATCAGGTAATGCGGCATTCTGGACAGCCGGTGTGCATGGACACAAGAACATCTATCTGTTAGGCTATGACTTCAGAGAGTACGGCAAGGACCAACTGAACAACATGTACCAGGACACAGAATGTTATGGCGAACGGCACGACGATAAAATTTTTGAAGGTTGGCTAAAACAATTCAGAGACATGTTGAAGATGAGACCTTACGTCAACTACACTGTTGTACATGACGATCCACCTGATTATATGAATCACCTGCAGACAGGAACGGATTTAGGTAACAGTAGAGTTATAACTTATGCGGAGTTTAAGAAAGAACTAACACCTAGTCAGGCCTAGGCCACACGCTTTAAATTTTTCTCTCCAAGCAAAAAAGTTTGCATTGTGATTTGAATAAGGATCTTTGATCCATGTCATTTGATATAGATGCACCATTTCGTGTGCTAACGTTTCTATAAAATCTTTCCATTTAGGAAATTTTTGATGTAGTTCGATGTAGTACTCAACTTCGATATGGTAAGGTATAATTCTCTGATCAAATTTTCCTTTAGGTGTTTTTCTATTGTCCCAATTGGCCACACATCTACCCCAATCTTTATGCAAATTCCTAATATACAACGGAACCATTGGTAATCTACTGTTGAATAGTGTCTTGTTTAGATACCTAAACCAATTGTATGCTTGGGCCTCTGTGGGTCTAAAGCCGACTGCGTTCCTGTGTCTAGTCAGAGTATTTTCCAACTTGATCTTCAGTTGTTTCTTGACATTTACACTTTTGTTTATTTTCTTCTTTTTCATGGTTGACTGCTTTACCAATTATGCTATAATATACTAGTAATTATCTAAAATACCATGGACAATATGCACACAGATTTACCAAAAACAATAAACGAAGCACTTAAAATACTAGCATATAACGATTATTTTTGGGCAAATCCTTCGATGATAGGAAATACAACCGTAATTAAGCCACACCCAAAAGACCTATCAACAGTGAAATCACTGGCTGAATCACAATATGCTTGGACTGAAAAGCAGGCCAAATTGGCTCTAGTTTTACTGAAGAGATACCTTACCAAATTCCAAGCACACGGAATGGACATCAAAGACTTGCTGGACAACCCCAAGTACGATGATGATTTCCGGGTTATCAGTTTTGATAAAAGCATTGAAAAGTATATCGACGAGAACAATGTTACGAAAATCGAGATGCGATTTCCATACAACAAGAAAGTAATACAATTGATTAGATGTGTAAAAGACAAACGTGGCCTACCTGGAATGTATGCACAGTATGATGGTGAATCTAAAAAATGGACTTTCTTACACACCGATGTTACTGCTTACTACTTGACTCTGATAGCAGTGAGATATGATTTTAAATTTAGTGACGATAGCCTATTAAATGATTACGAAGAAATTAAAAAAGAGATAATGGGACACAGGAAGCCAACAGCAAGACTAATTGGTGGAGAAATTGTATTGAGTGATGCACCAGAAAGTTTAGAAGAATATTGGAACACCAACTTAAAAAACAAACCAACGTTGCATCAATTGGATTCTTTAAAGAACTTCAACATAAAATCAAACGGTATCGATGTTCCAGCACAGACCATAGTGGGAAAAAAGATAGCACACAACAACAATCACATATTATGGATAGACTCAAAAACTTTTGCAAAGCATGAAGTTATTAAAGGACTTATAGAGTTAGACTGTTTTCCTTTGATCATGCCTGTGAGTGGAGACATACACATGGAAGAGGATGTGAGGAATTGTTGGGAATGGTTAAACGTTTTCAAATCGCACAACATAGATATACTGAACGATTGTTCTTGGGGGTTCGACGTCAAAGAGCCAATATACAAAAAAGATATAGATAAGTTTACGGACGAAAAACATTGGTTGGTAGATAATCAAAAGCCACAAGACTTCTTTCAGAATCTGTATGAGTTGCATCAAATGAGCAAACAGTTTAAATTGATATCTGATAACACAAAAGTAATTTTTGTACGTAATAGGATACCAAGAGCGTTGATCAAAAGCAAGGTAAAACCAAAAGCATCATTGGTAGCAATAGGTGGTGGACATTACGCCACTGGTACAGACAATCTCAAAAGACTTCTTGAAAATCTTCCAAAAAAGTTGTATTATAGTGACTATCAGCCAAGCAGTTGGGATTGGCAAGATCGTGTTATAGTAAAACTTTAGAATGAGCAGTTGTAAATTAGTAATAAAAGACGAAGTAAATG